TTCTGGCCAATTCTCGTTTGCAACCATCTTGTGGTGACAGTTTTACCTTCTTCATTTTCGTCGTCAAACGTACGAAGGACCAATACTTCATCAAAGAAATAAGGTATCTGCGTAGGAAGTTTGGCTCCGACCATCATCGGTTGATAATGGTATGCGCCTGTTTGTTCGTCACGTTCTCTGCTTTGTTTAGCAATGAATATAACGTGTACAGGCAAGTCCCTAAACCTACGCATCGTTTTGATCATCACTTCGATGACCTCGCCGTACGCACGTCTTGGATCTTTACTCTTGGCTTTTTCTTGCGATAACAAGATTTCTGCCATTTCGGTCACACTATCAAGACAAACTGTGTCGTATTTGAGTGTTCCGTTTTCTAGTAGTTGAGCTATCTCTTCTATTTCAGCAGCTTCCTTAACCTCGATTGCATCGAGATCAGGGGCATCTTTAATAGAGAGAAGACCACTCTCCATACTAACGACTAATGTTTTACCAGGAGCCGTTTGACAAAGAGTTGTTTTACCCGCACCACTTTCGCCATATACTAAAAGTTTGGCGCCTTGCGATTCAACTAAATCGCTCGGTGACTTGATGCGGTCCTGAATACTTATGTTCATTTTTTTCTCCAGTTGTTAATGTAAATGTTTTCAGTTACAATTCTAAGAAAACACAATTAGACATATAGTACAGATGAACAAAGCAAAAATCAACCCGAATCAATGGAAGATAAATTACTTCCACAGACAACAACAAATAGGCGAAAAAATACTGATGGATTTATACAGTCAGGGTTTGGAGCCAGCATTTAAGGAGCGTGAAGTGAAACGAGTAACACTAAGTAAATATATTGAATTTATAGGTATAGATACGGCAGCAAAATTATTTGATTGCTCGCCGCATACAGTCAAAGCTTGGAGGTATGGCAATAGGCAACCTTCGACCGAGCAAGCCAAAAAGATAATTATGGCTTCTGAGGGTAAGTTAGACTTCTTTTCAATATACGGTCCTATTGACGAAGAAAGTAAAGACACTAGTGAAGCGGTTGAATAGTGTTAAACGTAAAAGCGTCCGCGCAGGATTCTGCGTTGGAACTCGCTCTTGCGTATGCGGAAAGTGGCTATAGCCCTGTCCCATTACTGCGCCATAATAAAGTACCGCCCAAAGAATTAGGTGGTTGGCAAAAGTTCAAAGAACGACAACCAACGACAGAAGAAATAACAAAATGGTTTCAAGGCCGTGATGACCTTGTAGTAGCTCTGATATGCGGCAAGTTCATTGTTGTTGATGCCGATACACCAGAAGCTGTCAACTGGGCGGAAACAAATCTACCGAATACTCCTTGTAAGGTTGCCACGGGTAAAGGTATGCACTACTACTACAACAACCCAGAAAACTTTACGACTTGGGTAGCCAGAAGAACAGACACATCAGATCCCGCAAAGCTTATTGATATAAGAGGAGAGGGGGGTCTTATCATTGCACCTTATAACATACATGCTACAGGTGCAATATATGAACCTAAGTTTATAGAAGAATGGGACTGGTATGATACGAATGATTTACCTGATCTAACCAAAGAACATTGGGCGATGATAACTGGTGTTGATAAGGTGAATACCAAAAGCATATCGCAACCTTTTGAACTAACTGGTGTAGTGCAAGGTAGTCGTAACGACAACGCAGCTAGATTAGCGGGCAACTTGATAGCTAAAGGCGTCTCTATAGAAATGGTGGAGTTCTTCGTACAATCTTGGAATCAACAAAACAAACCACCTTTACCTAGATCAGAAATATCTACTACGGTAAACTCAATACAAAAGACACACGATAGAAAGAACCAACAAGCGCCAGCATTTATACAACGTAATTACAACGTGAAAGAACCCGTCGATTTATACGAGCCACCAGGCATACTTAAAGATGTCTACGAATACTCTGAAGAGATAGCGCAGATACAACAGCCTTCTTTATCTTTGCAGACTGCGCTTGCGTTAGGTTCGGTGGCACTAGGTCGTATGTATAAAACAGATATGAATAACTTCTCGTCTTTATTCTTTATGTGTATTGCCAAATCAGGACAAGGTAAGGAAAACGTCAAGACAGTTATTGAAACCATACTAGAAGGTGCTGGGTTTGAAGACTTGATGGCGGGTGACGGTTATACGTCTAGTGGTGCGGTATATAGCTTACTGCGTCATAAACCAACACACGTCACCGTTATGGATGAATTTGGTAAAAGGCTAGAATCTATATCTAAATCTACCAATTCAAACAAGGAAGACGCCATACAAGTGCTTATGGAGGCTTGGGGGCGTTGTCACGGCACGTTAAGGCCAGATAACTACTCTATGATGACTTTCACTCAAAAACAGCAACAGGAGGCTCTAGATCGCCATACAATCAAACCAGCGATTACTTTGATCGGTATGTCTGTACCTAGAAACTTTTACGGTGCTTTATCAACAGGACGTATAGTTGATGGATTTTTGAACAGGTTTATTGTAGTTGAGTCTAAGCTACCGAGAACGGTCGGTAGGATGGTGCCGTATATAGAACCATCTTATAAGGTATGTGAATGGGTAAGACAAGTAAGAGCGCCTATGAACGATATGGAAGAGATTGCTAGAGACAACGCAGAGATGAATTTGAGCCAAAGGTTGATAGCGTTTGACGATGACTCTAAGAATCTGTTGAAGCAATTAGCTTATGATTTAGTAGATCAACAAAACAAATTGGAGAAGGATGGATTAGAAGTATTACTATCTAGGACTAGGGAAAAGGCGATGCGATTAGCCTTGATATGTCAGTTAGCAGACAAACCAAACTCTAAAAAGATTACGGGTGATATTACTAAGTGGGCAATAGATTATGTTTATTACTACGATCAGTTGATGGTGGCTACGTGCGAGGACAAAGTAGCTGGCTCTGAAATGGAGAGTCGTATCAAACAAGTATTAAGCTTTATTAGAACGCAAGGCGAAATGGGTATCAGCAAGAGAGATATAGACCGTAAAGAAATATTTAGATCAATGAAATCTTTTGAAGTTAAAGAGATTATAAATAGATTAATAAACGCAGGAGAAGTACAGGAGAAGGATGTGCGCGTGAAACAAACAGGCAGACCAATGAAACGCCTTGTCGCGATAGATCCAAACTTCTTTGAAGATTAATGGAGGTAATTATGAACGCAAAACCAAAAATGGAAACGATCAACGATCAAAAACGTGAGGAACGTGTGGCTGGTTTTATAGAAGGATTATGGGATGTTAGATGCCATAAACTGCCAGTATCTTACGGACTGGACTATTGGTGTGAAAGCAAAGAGAGTTCTTTCTGGATGGAAGTTAAATGCCGAAGCTTTGGTATAGATAGATATGAAACACTCTTATTAAGTGCATCTAAACTTAGAATGGGAGCTGCTTTATCTTTAGCTACAAACAGGCCCTTTGTTCTGGTTTTTGCTATGACTGATAGTGTGTACTCACATACCTGGGCAAAAGATAAAGTATATGATGTAAGGTTTGGTACGATTGCAGAACCACAACTACCAGAAGATTCAGAACCTTATATACATCTGCACCAAACAGACTTAGTTTGTTTATCAGATAGTCCTTTGGGATTTGATAGAGACGAATTAGGTTTAACCTAACAGTTCAGCTATTTCTTGATCTCTTGGGTTTGGTAGAAGAGTTGGTCCAATTCTAGTCCTAGCCCCTGTCGGTGCTTGTGATAAGTTTATGTCAGGTAAATCCAATTCAACTTTTGCAGGTACAGCCACTTGATTTATAACTTCTCTGGCTTGATCTGCAATTCCTGTTTCTTCTATTTGTCTTGTTACATCTTCTGTAGCCACTCCAGCTTCTCTGAATAAGGCAGAAAATCCTCCAATACGTATTGCTTGCTCGACTGCGTCAAGAACCTGACCCATCGCGCTTTTGTCTGTACGTGATAGTAAAGAGACTATTTTTGGACTGGCAAACAAAGTTTTATAGATTGTTAAAGTAGCAACAGTCGGTAATAAATTTAAGTTGAAGAAACCAGCCGCTAATGTACCAGCTACAATAGAACCCGCTCCAGTCCTTTCTGCTCCAGATACTGTAGTATTGATTGCTCTGGCATATCCACGTAACGCTTGTGACAACTCTTTACCAAACATCGCATCTAAAGTTTCGTCTCCGTAAGAGTTCAATGCTCTTTGAAAGTTTCCAGGTTTAAAAATCTCTGTAAGGTCGGTGCCTCCAGGTGTGATAGATTTCTTGATCAGTTCCTCTAATGCTTCGTCTTGAACATTTAAAAAAGCCTCCTCTGATATTTCATTACGGACTTGATTGATAGCAGCAGCTGAATTAGGTCTGAATATGGATTGTGTAATTACTTCAGGTGATGCGTTTTCTATGTTTGCTAAAACTCTGTTTTGTTGAAACTGTAACAGTTCGTCACTTGCTTTTGCTTTAGCAGTAAGCGCATCAGCAAAATCTTGAAATGTAGCTCCTACATCATCTGTAGGTCTGAATGGTCCTACTCTCGGTATTTCAGGACCAATTGTTCGTATTTTATCGGCCAGTTCAAAAACTTCTTTCGGTGCTAGTTTTGGACTGTAAGAATTAAATGTGTCTAAAGCTTGCATCGTCTTGTCGTAATTGTTGCCAAGCAAAGGTCTAAGTGTAGCTCCATATTTTTTTATGTTGCCAACGTATTTACTTGGATTGAATACACCTGTTGTTGGATCAGTGGCAGTATCTACCGCATCCTTAAACAACCTTCTAACTAATTCCGTTCTTAAATAGTTTTTAGTCATCTCGCCGTAACCTGTACCTCTAACTGTGTCTTTGCCAGCCGCGTTCAAAATATCTTGCATATCACCAGATCGGTTTGCTACCACTATTTGTGTATATACATCGTCAGCATTTATAGTGTTGTTTTTTATTTTTTTGACTATCGCGTTATTGAAAGGTTGTATTTGTTTGAAATAGCTTTCGTTTAATTTTTTTAACAAATCAACTTTGTTTCTTAGCAGTTGAGGATCTCCAGCTTTTCCTGAAATAATTAAAAGATTGTCTGGTAGTTTATAAATTATTTCGTCTAACTTTTCCGCTATGTCTTTTACAAAAAGACCTTGTTCACCTGGGTTCAAACCAGCTTGCACTCTTGAATTAGCTAAAGCGGATCTAGCTTTTATGAGTTGACTAATAGTGGCTCCGCCTTTAAAAGCTCCCTTTTCGATGTTTTTTTGTAATCCCAATACTGTTTTCAAACTTATGTCGTCGTCCAGAGCTGTAATTAAGGGATCGTCTGTAAAAATCCTTTTTTTAATATACTCGTTTAGATCGCTTAAATCGGCTTTGACTTTGTTTTCAAATTCTGTTTTTTGTAACACGTCAAGATCGTCAAATATTTTGTTGTATTGATTTCTAAAATCGCTTTGTAAAGTATTGTAGGATTTTTTGATAGTATCTTGTACGCTCTTACCAAGCGCCGCTTGATCAGTGGCTTGCATAATCGGACCAAATCCTCCTGTTTGCTCTGACAAGTCCTGCATCATTTTGTTTAAGTAATTGGTAACTTCATTTTGTGATTTTTCAAGTTGCGCTCGTCTTGCAACTATTTCAGATTGAGCTAAACCAACATCCTCTATACCCGTAGCATTATCCAAGGCTGCTCTACTGTCTGCTAATTTTTTTCGTAATTGAGCCAACATCGCCATGTTATAATCAATCAAACCACGTTCTCTACCTTGTTTACCCGCAATCGTTTCACCAATACCTTGCATCCTACCTGGTATTGCTCTGCCTAAGAATTGTTGCGATACAGCTGCTCTGGCTCCCAAGTCAGTTATCTTGCCTTCTTTGAAAGCTTTGGCAATATCTTTTTCGTTTGCTAGTCTTCCTAAATCTTGGTCTAGTTTCAACACGTCATTCATGTCGTAACCTTTACTTACCACGTAAGCGTCTCTGACATTTTCAATAGGTGCTTTTTTACCAAAGAAAGCCGCAAATCCCGTTCCGATTGCTTCGCCTATACCTTGTCCAAAGAATCCGTAAAGGAACTCATTTTCCATTAAGTCTTGTATTTCTTGATCTGATTGTAATTGAAAACCTTGTTGTACTTCTAAGGCTTCCTCTGCACCTTTACCACCTGCCGTACCTATACCAGCTGCCACCATTCTGGAAAATCTATCGTTTCTCAAAAGTTTTTTAAGGAGACTTACGCCTCTCAAATGCGGTGACAAGGCCGCGACGGCTCCGAATACGGGACCAACCACTCCAGCAAAATCTAAAAAGTCTCCAGAGCTAAA